TTCCTTTTCTTCTTCATCTTCTTCTTCGTCTTCAAGTTTTTTCTCAGCCTCTTTGGCTTTTTCTTCTGCCGCATCAGCTAATGCTTTTTGCTTAGAAACTTCTGCTTTAGAATCAGTGAGTGCCTTCTCGGTACTTTCTAATTTTTTAACAGTCTTGTTAATAATTGGAGCAACGGAATCTGAAACCTCGTATTCCACGCCGTCAATGTTTAGCTTTGCCATAGTAATATTCTCCTTAGGCTTGTTATCAAAAATACTGCACTCTTTACCACATCGTGCAGAATCCACAAAGGCAACGTGATTGCCGCGTATTTTCCGTTGGATGGCAGTTTTGCCATCGTCTGAAAATTCTAGTTCAGTAGTATAGCCTGCTGATAATTCTGTTTTTCCATCTTCAATTTTTCTTATCAGTGTTGCATCATAAACGATAATGTCACATTTTAAATGACCTGATTCCGTTGGTTCTGCATCAATAATAGTTCCCCTATTGAATTTAGAGAAATTCTCTGGAGTAATCTTTCTTCCCTCTGGATGTTCGTCAGTAATAGGTATATTAATAAAACTAGCCACAGACATAGAATCTGTAACTTCTGAAACCGGACGTTCAAGGGAAATTATTTCATGAGGCATACGGTCATTAATACCTAGTTCGCCTGCGGAATAATCTTGTTTTCCAGAACGAGAAATAATTCCCTGAAGTTGAAGATATCCTTGCGGAGTTTTCTTAAAACTCTTATCACAAATCTGCAGCTTAACATCTATTAAAACATATATCATAAGTATACCTTTAATTTTTGCCAACTATAACATATATTTAGCTTGAAAGCTAATTGCAAAATCAATCTTCATAAGCATCAGTAGACTGTTTCTTATTTCCCATGCTCTTCCATTTTTCCATTGTTCTTCCACCTGCATAGAAAATTGCGAAGGTAACAGTTAGTGTTGTCCACAATTCAATCCATCCTAACTTGACAACAAAGGAACCTAGATTTCCATCACTGAAAGTGAAAAGTGTTGTCATCATCAGCATATAGATAAAAGCCATTGGACGAATATTTTTAGACAACCAAGAATCAGACATCATATCTATTTCTTGACGTCTAGTTATTTCTTTTAATATTGTTAATTCAATCTCACTTTCAATTTTTGAAAGCTTAATTTCTACATCGGCCTTTATCTGAACAAGCTTATTTTTTAAAACTAATTTTTCTTCGTCACTTGTGAATAAATCATCAAATGCTCCACCAACACTATCGACTAAATCGCTTGCTCCGCCAGAAAATAAATCACTTAAAATTCCCATTACCATCTCCCGTTATGTTCTAAAGAATAATGATTACCATCATTGTTTCCACCACTACCACCCCATCTACAAAGTTCATGAAGTGAAATCCAGTACTCACCTAGTTCTGCATGGTCTTCCGTGGTTGTTTGAAAAACTCCATCCTTAGTGATATTAAGGTCAACTGCTAACTTTAATTTATGATTTGATAGGGTAGAAGAGTATCCTTCTTTTTCACCATATTCACCATGTGCGCGAGGGTCACGAAATAAATCACCACCCCTTATTTGAAATCCTAATTCATACGCCTTTGGAACTAATTTTAACATCCATAGTCTTGAAAATAATTCTTGCTTATGTCCGAGTTTCATCTTTATGTCTCCTGATGTGTTCTACGTTACTGCTAATGTCGTTTAGCTTTTCATGAATTGGCTTCAATGCCCTGTCAACAAATTTTTCCATTTCCTCCCTTTCTAGTTTCTTTGCAAGCTCTAACTGAGTATAGTCAATCTTTTTTCTAGTTGTTATCAGATGATTATACAACCACGCCATCGGTATGAGAATAATAGTCCATACCCATTTCATTAAATTAAAGTCGGCTTCAATCGACATATTTTCCTCCAAATAATTTTAATTTTCCTTACCTATGCTTTCCATTAGTCTACAAAAACCTTCTGATTATCAATCGACAATGAGCCAAGAGTTGTATCAGCAGAACAATCAACAATGCTTTTTCCTGCTCCAGTGGCTGTTACCAATACTACAACTTTAGTTCCTACAATACTTGCAGAACCTAGAGTAATTACAGAACCCGATGAAGTTTCACTCACGGCAGGAAATCCAGTTAAAGAGTCGTCTGCTGCAAGATAAGATGAATGTTCAAATTCAAGGCTTGTTTTTTCACCAATCTTCATTTCTAAAACTTCGCAATCTACTGTCATGCTGCCACCTCTTTTATAAAGGAACCACTTCCTTTTACTATTTTTGTGAATACGCTTGAACCAGAAACAATTTTAGTAAATGAACCTCCAGTAAGAACTACACCAGAAACGAAAATGCCAACTTGTGAATCTTCTAGTGTTAATGATAAATTTAAATCTAATTCTTGTGAAACGATTATATTCGTAGATGTATTTTCAAGAATTAAAGATAAGTTAATTCCAATTTCTGTTTCTGAATTTATACTTACCGTTGTATCTTCAAGTATGGTGTTTAATGCAATAGAACCAGCGCCACCCAGACCAACCTGAATACTTGCTACCGTATCATCTAATGTAATGCTACCACTTACATTTAATATATTTTGCGCTTGTATAGCGGTTGTAGTTGCCTCTAATAACAGTTCTAAATTTACGCCAGCTTGCTGACTAGCCTGAATATTTGTAATTGTGTCAGCAAGAACAATATTGAAATCAATATCATTTTCAAGAATAGTTAAGATAGAGGCAATTGTATTTTCTAAAACTAATTCTAGTATTACCGCTTCTTCTTTCGAAACTACAATATTTGTTATTGTATCATCTAAAGTAAGATTTAAATCTATATCATCTTCAACATTTGATGAAATTGAAGTGATTGAATTTTCAAGTATTAATTCTAAGCCTACTCCTTGTTCTAAAGAAGCTAGTAGGCTAACCACGATATCATCAAGTGAAACTGAAATTGTCGCATCTGCTTCTAATGAAGCTTGAATATTGACCGTGGTGTCTGATAATGCAATGTCTAAATTTATTCTTTGTTCTGTTTCTATAACCGATGAAGCTACAGTGTCATCAAGGACTACGGCTATAGAAGTGTCTAATGCTATTTCAGATGCAACTCCGCTAAAACTTAATAGTGTCCAAGCTCTACGTTGATGTAATGTAGAACTTTCTTGCTCCATTGTTTTCGCGGCTGCTATTATTTGTGTAAATTGACTAACTACACCACCAGCATTGCTCTGGTCTTCAATCGCTGCTAATTGTGTTTCAGTACTAGTGAATGTTGGAGCATTGCTATGACTAATAGCCCAAATATCTACAATCAAACAATCATTGTCTACAGGCGTTATCGATGCACTGAATTTAGCTGCTGCAGCAACATCGGTTATACTGATGTTTTGTACTAAGTTGTCATAACCTTCATCTGGACAACCTAATATTTCAAAACATATCCAAAGGTGCCGATCAATGTCTCCATCAAAGTCTGGCTCAAAAAGATAAGAGCCTGCTGAGCTTGGTAGGTCTGCATCCTTAATAAAGTAGACGCCATTCTGACTTGAGCGAATACCTTCTTGGGCTATACTTGTAACCCCTTGCAAGGCAATTTCTCCACCTACTAATGTCGCATTAACTCCTGCTGTGTCAAAAGCTAGTGCACTAATTATATTCACGACAGCTGTACTATCTTTTGCAAGATTACATAAAACCAATAAGCGTCCAGATTGAGCCGCAGATATCGGAATATTAAAGTCCAATGGACCTGTGCCCGAATAAGTGACTATGCTTGCAGGAGTTATTACAGGAGCTGCCATTATATTTTCCTATTCACAGAATGAAACTCCACCGACAATATGTCAGTGGAAATAGTTTCTATACTGAAATTCCTAATCGGCATTTCCTTCAGTTTCAGTCCAAGAAATCAAGTTAATAGCTTGACCATTAACGACATTCACGTTATCGATAATCATGTCACCACCACCACCAGAAGCAGTAACCGAACCATCTTGCATAACTGTAGTAGTGTCTGGGTCAACTTGACGATACCAAGAAACTGTTCCCGTGGCTCCTGCAGTAATAGAGGCAATTGCATTCGCAGTGAAAACTCCATTGACGATTGCTCCAGCAGGATTTGGAAGAGCGAATGTTGCAATTAAATTTTGTGCTCCTAGTGCTGCGTCAACAGTTGCAGGAGCAGCTCCGTCATATAATTCAAGTGTTCCTAAATTTTTAGAAGCAAGTAAAGAAGTTGCTTTAGTTGTTCGTGCTGCTTTAGATAATCTCATTTTTATTCCTCGTTATGTTATTGAATTGAATTTCTATACTTCTAATATCGGTTTTGCGGCACAGCGACATTGATATTCTTGATTAACATGTCCGCCTGCTACGTTCCTAACATTTTTTCCTGCAACACCTCTTGTTACACTTAAAGATGTTTTTAATATTTTTCCTGTACTCCAATCAACTTCTAATCCGTGCATGATTTTATGATTATGACCTTTGGTACTACGCACACGGTTATCCTGAGAAGTTATCCATACATATTTTTTTATACCAGAGGCCTCTTGACGAAAACGATTTAAACTACCAATGGTTCTTTGAGTTTGGTCTCTTGCAATTTTCTTTGCTTCGTTCTTACTCGTCTTATTAAACATTTCCCTTATTTGTTTTTCTAGGCTTGGTGACTTAGAGTTCTGGCCAATGATATTTTTATTAATCAATTCAGCCATACGTTTCTGAGCATTGGCAGAGATATTCGTAATTTGATTTACATTGTCCTCTACCATGCTATTTAATATTCCGGCTAGCCCTTGTTCGTTGACGAATCCTGCTACGTTTATTCCTATGCTACTAGTAACAGTTTCGTAATATTCTTGTTGGTGATAGCGATTCATTTCATGCACACTACTTTCAGCAGCAGTTTTCAAATCTTCCCACCAATCCATTCTTTCAAATAATGTTTCCAAGTTATTGGAAATATAATCTAAATCATCATTGCTATTATACAATTGCAATACTGCATCTTTAGTTTTATCAATTGCACCTACTATGGCATTGCGATAACGAATTTCTTGCCGTGGTGTTGGTTCAACTTCTTCAAGCACAAACTTATCCTTCTTGCGCGAAATTTTCTTGCGCGACTCCTGAATTCTTTTAGCTTGTGCTTTAGAAATTGTCATTATTACGCGAACTTACCCAAATCTTTTAATTCTTTTTCGATTGCACGAATATGTTTCATTAACGCAGGATTTGTTCCAAGACCTGCTGTAGAGATCGTGGCTCTTAAATCTCTTAATTTTTCTAATGCCTTCTTAGTATTTGGAGCGGCATCTTCTACTTTGCTCACTAGCTTTCCATCTTTAATTATCATTGTTATGCACCTTAATTATTTTATAACATTGTTCAAAACTTTTCTTTAACTCTCCGCACCCCTTGCCTATCGGGACATGCGGATACGGAATTGTACTATGTCGAACTTCCACCTTCTTTACTGGGCAAGTCGAGCACCCCTTTAGAAGGAGTATAGATAAAAGGCTCAGGGCAATTACAATTACATTCAACTTTAGTTTCTTCATTATTTTCATTTCCATTAATTACATAGTAAGGATATATGCTCAACAATAAAACAAGAACGAACAAAATTACTATCTGTTTTCCAAAGCTTAGTTTTTTAAAGTGAGCTAATAAGAATGTTGGTATTAAAGAAATTAATGTTCCTATTCCCATGATAGTGTTACTCCTACGTTTCCTCCGGTTTCTTTTCCATTGGTCGTTACACCTCCGTGCCAGAAAGAAGAATAACAATCCTTATTACAAAACTTTTTACCCATTGATATTCCAATAGAATTGTTTCCTTCAAAATCATAAGTGGACAATCCTATAGAGAGCTGAGTCTTTTTACTATCTGGATTAAATTGATGTTGTACCATTGGAATTATAGATTGAAAGTTTTTGCCTCGTAATCCGTCCTTACCGTCAACACCATTGGCTCCATCTATTCCATTAATTGGATCACTATGGTGATGTTCATGTTCTTCATGCTCGCGTTCACTTGAATATACATTGCTTACCATAATAAGCAGTAAGAAAAATATTACAGGGGCAATCATATAATTTAAAAAATATCTCATTTATTTATCCTCTTCTTTGTCATCTTCATTAAAATCTTCCTCTTTAGGTTCGCCATTATCTTCTTTATCGTCGTTACCGTTAGAATTAAATTGTTCTTCTTGTTCTTCTTCCATTTCATTAATAGTTTTTTCTAGCTCCTTTAGATACGCAGCATCAATAGTTGAGTATGTACCGCTTTCCATTAGCCCTGTAGCAACCATAGTTTCATTAATAATATTAGCGTCCATGTATTTAATATCACGTTCTGCTTTTGCATTTTCTAATTCGGCTTGTTCTGCCTCAGTCATTTGCCACAATTGATTCCACTTAAAAGAGATTTCATCTTTTTTATGTGGCTTACCGAATAGGCTTGCATAGACAATAGAATCTACACGTTTCAGCTTAGGGCTTAAATCAGTATTTTGTTGAGAAGATAAGTTGTCATAATAATTTCTTAAATCACTTTCTCCCGTGCTGTTCATTCCTCCAGGACTTTGCCCGAATAAACGAGTAATAGGAATATCAGCAGCACCGCCAACAACATTCAACATTTTTTCTAATATATCGGATAGTCCTGAAAATGTTTGTTGATGCTGTTCGTATTCTTCTTCTGCGTCCATTAGCAACATGCGATTAACTGACTTCTGTAATTTCGCTACACCGAATCTTTTCTGCAATTCTTTTTCAGTGTCAGGTGAACTAATTAAACTCATTAATTCAGGTATCTTAATAATGTCCACCGTGGCCTCATGTAACATGGAGCCAATGTTTTCTTGTACCTCAGCTGCTCTGACAAGTGCTGTGTGTATTCTTTCTAGTATACTCTTACCCCAATACTGGTTCTGCCTACGAGACTGTAATGGTAGTGCTATACCTTCAAAGCGAATAATCCTTGTATGATGAATTTCCAAAGAAGTTTGTGAGATTCTATACGTTTCTGGATAACCATAATTATCACTCAATGGATTGCTATCAACCTTTCCTAAATGTAGAAACTGTCTATCAATTACAACAATAGATTTCAAAGAACCCTTTTTAATGTTTTCTAATAAAAGTGGTTCCCAAGGATTAACATTATCTTCAACATTAAATATAATTCCTGCTCCACCATATAGTCTAGCCCATTGCATAGCTTCTTTAAATTTTCTTTGAATGCATAAAATTTCTTCGGCTTCTATAAAAGCTTCTTTCTTTTCAGGTGTCATGTCACCAGTCATTGTTCTCCATTCACGGGTCATATCATAAGGTGGCAAATCAATAACTTTTCCACTTAACCAGTCACTACCATAGGCAGCTTCTAGTTCTTGATAGTCTAATCTAACTTCTACAAACTTAGAGGACGCAGATTTATCTAATCCTTCTATTCCCATTCCAGTTAGAACATTCTGCAAGCTATCTCCAATAAAGGCAGTCATCTTTTTATATATGGAATTCTTTTTCATTATGCCGCCTTACTATAGTCTAAACGAGGTCTAGATATTAAATGAGTTTTACATACACGGTATCCAGCTGAATCTAATGGATGGTCTATATCTTGTGATTTATCCGGCATACCATTTTTATAGATTTGTTGTTCAAATGCTTCCGTGGTTTGTGGACATTTCTTAGTATTGATTTTCATTTCACCACTCATCCATACTGCATTAACTGATTGTACACGTTCTTTAACTAAAGGATTTTTCCTTAATGCACGAACTTCAAATCCTGCTGCTTTTAATAATTTATGGTCACTGGTTGTTGCTCCAGTTGTATTTCTGCTAGCTCCGGCTGCATCAGGATAAACGATTATACGATGCTCATCATAACGGTCTTTAATAGCGGCAATGATATCAGGAGTATCATAAAACCCAATAAGCTCATCGACAATATTAAGGCCGTCAACAAATGTCGTTGCAGACATTTTTCCAACATTAAAGTCCATACCAAGATGAAGAGGTTCACCTTTTTTAATCTCCCTACTTGTGTTGCATTCCTTTCTATCAAACGCATAATATACTGAGCCTGATACTAAATTAACGAATTCCCCATTCAAGTAAGCCTTAATCAATTGTTCTGGATATAAGTCTAATAAACCTTGAATATAATCATCTGGTAGATGTGGATTAGAATACGTTGACATTTGAACCAGACGAGAATCAGTTAAAGGCTCTTTTTTAAAAAACTTATAGGTGGCCTTGAAGCCCTCTGGAGTTGTTGTAATGAATCTTTGATTCTTCTTCCCGTCTGGAAACTTTTGACGCAACCGAGCCGATAATTTATTTATCACTTGAATTGCTTTATCAGTTGGCAGCACATCAAATTCATCTAAGAATGCATCGCCTGCTTGCCAACCAATTATCATTTCTGGTCTATTCATTGTTCGGCAAATGATTTTGCCATAACCCTGAATAAAAATATTTTTGGATTGCTTCTGTATTTTGAACGGTATTCCCATTTCCGTTAATACTTCATGTATGTAAGGAAAGAATATATCACTAATAAGGGAATACGATGGAGCTAGATATGCAACATCAATTGATGGATATTTCAGCTTGGTCGCGATAATCCTTGAAACAGCGGCTTGAGTTTTTCCAGAACCGAATCCTGCGACAGCAGCGACATATCTTTCAGTTGCATGAAAAAAGTCTGACTGAGGGTCTGTTAATGTTATCTCTGGCATAGTTGTCTCATAATTTTAGGCAACTATACCATATAACTAGGTCAGAGTAAAATTACAAGTCCATCTTATCAACAGCCCACTTGATAAAAATTCTACTATCAACTCTAATGAAACCCCGTTTAATTCCTATATGTTTCGCGCCTATAAGAAACTCCCAAGGTTTTCTGTTTTGACGGAATGCGACTACAGGAATTATCTTATCATCATGTGACTTCTTAGCGGCACGATTAACTTGATGCCACCATGAATCTAAGTTGAGTGATTCACATCTTTTAACTTCAATGTAAAATGGTTCTACATCCATTATATCCGTGCCACCTGAACGCACTTGTTCTAAGTTTCTTGTAGGCATTGGTATATTGAAGTTCTTGCATAACCACTTACACAATTCACGTTCACCATTAGCGCCTTTATTTCTTGCCATCTTACTCATGAGGCTAACCAGAAAATTAAAGTAATCATTATTAAGAGGAATACATAAATGTCATCCATTATTTTTCTCCATACGGATACAACTTATTTTTCAATCGTATTGCAGTGACTCCATTCATTAAATCAGGAATGTATTCATAGTCGCCTGAATCAACTAAAGCCTTCATTATTTCTTTCTGTGCAATAGACTTGCCTTGCCTTCTTGAAACTAGTGGAGTTACGAACTTCGGTGCATTATCACAAGGAATCCCGTTGCAATTTAATCCTGCTAATTTACCCATTTATTTGCCCCTCCATTCTCATTCTTGCTTCAAATAAAGATTTCTCTAATTCAAGTAACGAAACTCGCTCAATGAAAAAATGAGCGCGAGCCATAACGTATCCTTTTTCAGATAATGAGATGGGCTTGATGCCATTCAATTTCACTCTTTCAAATAAGCCCATCTTAAAGCCCTGTTCAATGCCGAGCACATTCATGTTATTTTCTTCCTGATTTCCGTGCCAGAATAATTCAGTTATATTAGTGAATGTCTCAACTTTTACTTCTAAGTTTAAAAATTTCATTTTTCAATTACCCCTACTTGTATTGAAAATATGAATTCAATAGGAATACCCTCTAGTATCGAGAATTGCTTAGCCACATCATGCCAGCTTCCAAAGAATTTCCTTTTGCAAAATTGATTGTTATGGTCTATATATTTTATTACAAATTCCATTATTTATCTCCAGTTGGTGGAAAACACTCGCTATTTAATCCAGATTCGTATTCACCACATATTCTACAAATTAAGAATCCCTCTTCACACACTAATGAGGCCGTATTATTCGTTTCGTGCTGAATCTCTTCCTGTGTAAAATCACTGCATTCGTACAATATATGATTATTTACCTTTCTCATCTTTCTTCTCCAGTTTTCTTTTAGTTGTATTTATTACTAGTGCCTCAAATGATACACCGACTCCACCCTTTTCGTCAACTCCCTTCTTTCCTGTTATCTCCATCATTAAGTCTAATATTTTCGCATAATCCTTATGACCTTGTTTATCTTTAATTATTTCAACCATTGATTGAATAGTTATGCCTTGCATCTGCAATGGAGTAGCTTCTGCTATTAATTTCAAAATAATTTTCTGTTCTTTATCAAGCTTGATATTTCTATAAATTATGATTCCTTCATCATAAGTTCCCAAGGCACAGATTTGTTGGAATTGTTTCAATCTCATGTGCCGTGCGTTCATCCTTTTCAACTTATCACCTTCGTATTCATAAAGGTCTTTAAGTGGATAAAGTCTTTCTTTTTTTCCAATTTCCATTGCAAACTCAGTTGGGAAATAATCTTCTAAACTCATTTTACTACTCCGTTTAGCCGTATACAAAAATACACCTGAATACAGGCCGTGTATGTAGCCCAAAGTATAGCAGCTATGTGGTTTCTTTTAAATAAATACAATATATATATACTATTATTATTACTACTTTTATTTTTTATTGTTTTTTGTGTTTGCTTGTGGGGTATGTATTTACCGTAATTTTTTATCGAAAAATCCTGATAGCCAGGCTCTGAAACACTCTTAGGCTGAATACAGTTTTTGTATTTTTTTACGATAAATACAGAAATAAACGTTTTTGACATTTTAAGCATTGCCATTCCTCCATTGTAATAACCGGTACAAATGTTTTATGTTATTGCCCCTGCCATTAATTTCTATTTTTACTTCTTCAATTATTCCATCTTTAACTAATGCTCTTACGACGCTATCTTTTTGGAATGATGAGAGTTTCAGAACCTTTCTTGAATTCATTATTATTGCTCTAGAAACATATTTACCGCCCTTACTGATATTCCCCTTTTCGTTTAATTTTCCATTATCCTGATATTTCTTCAATATTCTTACAATGTCTTTTGCTGCGATATCTTCTACATGTTCTCCTACAGAATTCGTAAATAGATTAACCGTATACTCACATGAGTTTTCAACGAATATCATATTCCTTTTCATGATTTCCATTGTAACTATCGGTTCACTTGGATTTTCTGCTACCGCTTCAATCATTGCGTATTTCTTTGCGTTTGGAACTCTTCTATTCCATATTGCTTTTAGTTCGCCTGTTCGTTTATCATCACGGCAAGCTTCTTTATAGCAGTATTCTATGACTTCTGCCGGAAACTCAACAATCTTAGGATTATACAATCTAGCAGATGGCATGTTGTAAGTATCGGAATTAGTCATAGTTTTCGTATTAATCATTTCCTTTAGACTTTCTTTAATTCGCTTAGACAATTTCAATTCGCTGACTTCTCTTAATCTTTTATCTGCATACGAATCCGCATTGAATAGCATAAGTCTAGACATGAGGCCAGTAGAAACGAAATTGGCACTAAGACCGTCCAAAATAAGACTAGGAGTAGTGGCAGCGGAAACAAGAAAATGAGGTGCGTATAATACTTCAGAATCTTCGTCTCCTTTTTTCTTTGCGAGTGCTCGTTCATTTGAAACTCCATTTGATTTTGTGTACATCTTTAGAATATAAGAAAACAATCCCATCTTGGCTTGGTTTCCACTTGCTGCTTGTTGCATGAGTTCGCCGATTTCATCCTTAACGAATATCAAGTCATGCTTATGGCCTAGTGAACGAATTCGTCCATCTAGTCCCTCTTGACTTCCGGCTTCATCGATAACTCCGCGTAACAATGCAGCCATTAGTTTCTTATCATAACGAAAACATTGACTAATGACTTCTGGTGTTATGGATATCAATGGGTCTTTACCGACGCCTGATTCGCCGACTGCGACTTGTTGAATATTTAATCGGTCATTGGTATTCGCTTTATAGTTTCCGCCTGCTATGTATGCAATCGTTTGTCGTGCTGCTAAACTTGCGACCATTAAGTTCGGCTTCCACCATGTTTTCATTATTGCTCTGGTCAGGTCGCCTAGTACTGTATTCTTTGGTGCAAGAATATCCGCCGATAATTTCGTGGCCTTGACATTCTCTTCTATATCTTCTATCTCTTCGGCTTCCTCTACTTCTTCATCTATTTTCTTAATGGCTGAGTCAAAGCATTCGTCTAAATGAATTTCATCGAATCTGCTAGAAATATCTATAGCGCGTTTTGCTTCAACATCATCAAAATTTATATTGCCATAAGCCAACATCATGAACTGAATAAATAGTTCTTTCTTAATTCCTTGGTTCGCCATGCTCATTGCAATGCTAATCATGCTTCCATGTAAATCGTTTGTGCTTGTTAATTCTGCAACGGCTGATTGAATATCAAATGTTCCTTCTGAATCAGAAGAGTAATTACTTTTCTTTTTCTTGGCAGGAGGAAATGCAGTAGTCACCACCTTCCAATCATACTTTTTAGAATTACCGCCGATGACTTTCACACGGAACTTCTTTTTCTTATGGTGATATGTTCCTGGAATTCTTAATACGCGACTGATATCCCGTGCGTGATTATCGCAATTGTATTCGTCGACCATTGTCTGCATGACTAAATCGTATTCTTTGAATTTCTTGGTTGAAGTTAGCCAATAGTAGTGGAATTTATTAGGTGAGGATTCTATTACAATAGATGGAGATAGCGGCCAATCTGTTACTAGACTTCCGGTTTTGTCATCTTCAACAAATACAGCGCGAACCCTTTGAACTAAGCTCTTTCTTCGTTGTCTACTTGGGAATTTATTAACAGTGAAGTATATTCCATATCCTGCTTTGTTTAATTTCCTTATTTCGTCCTTACTTATGTCTTGCTTGAATCTTCTTTCTTCATGTCCATCGTGACCTTTTAAATCATCACCTGCACTGTATTGAACTTTATTTATATTCTTGCTAAATAGTTTTAAGAAATCTTGTTGCTTCATTATTATTTTCCTGTAGTTGATTAAAGTGAAAGGCTCCTCCAACTAAGAAAAGGAGCCCTTCTATTACACCGCACTCCGTCAAGCACAGGGTTGTTATATTACACTATTATATATAGCGAATACAAATTGATAAAAATTTTGTAACTTGCAATCGTTTTTGCTCTATGCTAATATATTAACTCGGTAGCGGTGGTTGGCTTCCAATGTTCTTTCCAGTCATTGGGCTCATAAGTTAATCACTGCTCTTTTAAAACTGGACAACTGGAACTTAAAATGAAAGAATTACTATTAGAACTATATTCCCTGAAACGACGTGAATTGAAAACTCTCCGTGCTGAGTACTCTGATGAGAAATTATTGAAGGCACGGAAAAGATTTATAGTTGGAACTATTTCTCGTCCATTAACATTAATTTCGTTATACTATTATATTGATGAACATGGTGACTTTATGAATGGAAAGCGCATCCATCAAAAAATAGCAGAAGCTTTTTATAATGGATTGAAAAGTAAGGATAAGTTGCTAGTGCTAGAATATATAGAGGAGTTTGGAAATGTTGACTAAAGAGCAAATTAAAGAGCAGATTGTAATTCTTGGCAGCGAGAAATCAATCGAGCAAATCGTAGAAGAAATTAAACGTCTTGAAGAAGTTGTTAAGCTTCAGGCTCGCGAAATAGGCAATCTAACAGAGAGAACATTAACAATTGAAAAATGGATTGATGAACTAATACAATAGATGTTTAATGGTATTGAAATATTTAAAGAAGAGTCAGGTGGACTATACAAGCTCAAGAAATTCTTAGATAGTTGGAGTAAATAATGAGGATTGTAAAACTATTAAATCATTTAAATGCAATAAGTTCAAGAAGGTTTACTTTACATTACTGAGGGAAATAATATGTTACCACTAACTAGTAAATTAGGAATAAATATCGTTAGAATATCTCTGGAAATGATGAGTAGGTTTGATGAGAGTGGCGATTATGCTCAGGACAATTTAGTTAGCTCCATAATGAATGACCTAGAAAAATTAGATAAAGTTATCTCTAAGAAAATGGAGTCCGAAAATGGCAATTAAAATTAAAAGCACAAAGGGTATAGGAAAACGCGGAGTTAAAGTCTGTGTTTACGGAAAATCCGATTCAGGTAAAACAAGATTATGTGCAACCGCACCGAAACCAATTATATTAAGTAGTGAAGGTGGTCTACTTAGTTTAAAGGATATGAATATTCCATATCTAGAGATAAAAACAGTAGATGATATTTACGATGCGCTTGAATATGTTTCTGGTAGAAAAGGGAGAGAGTTTGAATCAATATGTTTAGACTCAATAACAGATATGGCTGAAAAGATTTTAGCTGACCATATTAAAAATGAAAAAGACCCGCGTAAGGCGTACATGCAAATGGCAAGTGAGGTTAAAGATGTAGTGTGGAAATTTAAAGAAATTCGTAAAAAAAATATCATATTAGTCGCTAAGCGCGGGATAATTGAAGAACCAGAAAATGGCGGTGAGCAATACGTACCTCTAATGCCGGGAAGAGCTTTGATGGCAGAAAGTTTTTTGCCTTATCAATTTGATGAGGTTTTTTATGCAACTATTAAGAAGAAAGATGGAGGTAAAATGAAAAGAGTATTAATGACCTCATCAACACCTGAGTATGAAGCAAAAGATCGTTCTGGTTCTTTAAAAAGAATGGAAGAACCAGACTTAACAGCGATATTTGAAAAGATATCTAATTCAAAATCTAAAACCAAAAAGAGAAGGAAATAAATAATGGCTAAATTACCAAGTAGTTTTAAACGCAAAGACCACGGCAAGATGCGCGACTTTAGTGCGATACCTAAAGGAGAATATATTGCCAAGATAATAGAAAGTGATTACAAGGCAAACAGTAAAAAAACTGGACACTTCCTTACACTAACACTTGAGGTTCAGAACAAAGAGCATAAGGGTCACAAAATTTTTGCTACCTTAAATTTAGACAATCCTAGTGAACTTGCTATTCAAATTGCAAATGACGAGTTTGCAACCATACTAGACGCTTGTGGTAAAAAAACTGTTAAGGACAGTAAGGAACTACACAACATTTTAATGATTGTTACATTGGGTGTTGACAAAGACGATAAAAATGTAATTAAAATGTATGATGCAATGGAAGAAGATTCACATGAAGATGAAGATGAAGATGAAGACCCTGTGGACGATGATGATGAAGATAAAGATGACGATGATGACGATGATGCGGTTACGCCTGAACAAGTTATCAAGTTAGCTAAAAAGTTCAAGGAATTAACTGATGGCAAAACAATGAAAAAAGTTATTAAAGAATATGACATCAAGAAGATTGCTGAAATTAAAGACCTTGATGAAGATGATTTAGAAAGCCTCAAGGAAGATTTAGAAGATGAAATTGAAGACGCAGGATAATAATAACGGCACAAGGACGTGCCAACTTTAAATTATGAAATATAGTAATATAGAATTAAAAGAAATGTGTATAAGAATAAAAAAGTCATACATAGGAAATGACTTGAGATTCACAACTTTTATGCACACTCTACAAATTAAATCAGGCAAGAGCCTAGAATTTATAAAGAGGTTTATAGATGGCTATCATCCCCGTTAATAAGAAAACAACTGAATATCAAATTGAATCTAAACAGTATGGTGGAAATCCACGAAACTATTTAGGTATGAGCGGAATAGGAAACGAATGTCTCCGTGCTCAATGGTTCAGTTGGAGATGGGCGACTAAAAGTAAAGTCATTGCTAGAGTCAATAGAATTTTTGGGCGTGGTCATGCGGAAGAAGCTAGTGTTATAAAAGACTTAAATGGCGTTGGAATAAAAGTATTCAGAAGAACTAGTGGAAAAATTGTTGCTCTTACAGGAAAGATTGGAGAAGTGCAAGAAACGCTATATGGATTTGAAAACCATGCAAAGGGGCATCCCGATGGTAGACTACTAGGAGTAATAGAATCACCTAAAACAGAACACTTGTTAGAAATAAAAACAATGAAGGATAGCAAGTTTGAGCAATTATGTAAGGCGACAACCGTGCATGATTACGGAGAAGGATTAAGAAAAACATTCTTAGGTTACTTCGGTCAGGTAACACGATACATGGACAAAATGAAATTGAAACGCACCCTATTTGTAGCAACCAATAAAGACACACAAGCACGGAAGTACATAAGAATAAAATTAGACAAAACCTATGCAATGGTGCTAAGAGAAAGAGAAGAAAATATTGTAACAAGTGAAAGACCACCAGTTAAAAGATTCACGCCAGACCATTTCAAATGTACATGGTGCAATCACCATCAAATGTGTCACTATGACAAGACTCCAGAACGAAATTGCAGAACTTGTGTTCGTGCAGACGTATTGTCAAATGGAAAATGGAATTGCTCTATTAGGAATAAAAGAATTTCAACAGTTAGGCAATTAAAAGGCTGTATTAGTTATAAGAGATTATTTTAATGGAGAAGAAACCAAGATACTATCAGAGCAGAGGTACAAAAAAAATTTGTGCTAGCCTAATGAAGGGTCACAATCCAGTTGGGGCATTTCCAACTGCTAGTGGTAAAAGTCTAGTACTGTGCATGTTAACTGATAAATATTTAAGTCTAAATATAGATAGAGATGTTCTGATACTCTCTCATGAAAGTGGCATACTAGAACAAGACCTTAAGGCATTAGAGGAGTATTTTGAGGAAATAGAAATAGGCTTGTACAGTGCCGGACTAGGCAGCAAGAAAATACAAAAAATTACAGTGGCAGGCGTACAGTCGGTATGGAAAAAGCCGGAGCTATTTGAAAACGTTGGCCTAGTAATAATAGATGAAGCACACCTAGTGAATACAAAAGACTCTGGAATGTACAGGTGCTTTTTAAGCAACATAAAAGCTCAGTGTGTGGGTCTAACAGCAACACCATTTAGATTATCAGACGGTTACATATACGAAGGTGAAACAGCACTGTTTAACAACCTAGCATACGATTTAACAAGTACTGTAAATTATAATAAATTAGTTAGACGTGGTTACTTAAGCAAGATGTTTAGTATTGGAACAAAACTAAAGCTAGACACCAATAAGCTACCAAAGCAGGGTGGAGACTTCAAAGAAAGCGCAATGTCAAAAAGATTCAATACCGAGGCAATAACAGAAATTGCATGTACGGAAATGACAATGGCAATTAATGAAAGAAACCTAAAGAAAATATTAATATTTGCAATAGATATAGAACACGCTGAAAATATAGCTAGGAAAATGAATCAGAACGGAATTAAAACGATTGCAATACATTCAAAGTCAAGTGAAAATAAAGGCTCTCTAATTAAAAAATTCAAGGGCAACTTATATCGGTGTGCTGTTAACGTTCAAATGCTTACTACTGGCCTAGACATTCCGGAAATAGACTTACTAGGAATATTGCGCCCAACCATGTCCCCCTCATTACACGTACAAATTCTTGGAAGGCTAGGTCGGCCATTGTTCGCCAGCGGATATGATATTACTATTAAAAAAGAGAGGCTAAAAGCAATAGCTAACGGTGGTAAGCCGTGTGGATTTGTAATGGACTTTGCAAAGAATATATCTAGGCTTGGACCAATTAACGACGTACATGTTGCAGAAAAGAAAACTAAAAAAGGTGGTGGTGAAGCAATAATGAAGGTTTGCCCCAAATGTAAAACTGAACATTTTGCAGTAGTTAAAAAGTGTAGTTTTTGTGGGCATGAATTTGTATTCAAAACAAAATTATCGGCAGAATCAGAAGGTGGAGATGTTATTGCAAAAAAGCCAAGAAAGGTCGTTACTGTCGTTCCTACAGGAACATGGCTAGATTTGGAAAAAATAGAATATAGCATACATTCTAAGAAAGGGAAGGTTTCTTCACTAAGGGTTAGATATCAATCTGGAATTCTAGTTTTCGATAAATACATATGCATTGACCACGGTCCAAGACCAAGGTCAATTGCGAAAAATTGGATAAAGCTCCATATGGAAGAAAATGTTAGAAAACCTAAGAATTTAAGAGAACTGTATATGTGCAGAAATGATTTGAAAATTCCTAAAAGAATTCATGTTGCAAAAGGAAGCATGAAATTTTATGAAATCGTTAATTATGAATTTTAGCTGAAATTTGCTCAAAAGTACTATTTAGCCAATAATAGCACCCAGTATAAACAACGGCTTACAAATATGTGGTTTCCTACCAAATTTGGCCTACTTGTACACTTTTTGTACAATTATATTTTATAAATGCCTTTAAAAACAATAACTTAAAAACTTGCAATAGCTGCATTTTGGTGTATCTTTAAACTATGTATAGCAACACCCCAAGCGGTACACTATATATAATGCAAACAGCAACATCCACAGCGATACGCTTATTAGCATTCAGGTAACGAGCCGAACGAAACTAGTGATTAGGATTAAGGCGTAAGAAATCTCCGTAAGGAATTCAGCAAACTCCGAAAATTAAGAATGTTTCCACCGCTACTCGCCATACCTAGCAAAAGTAAAACTGGAAGATTACAAACTGAATTTACAAAAGTTTCTGAAAACGAAAAATAATAATTCTAAATATTGTAATGATTTATCGGTAGTTTAGCAGACTACGAAAAATATTAAACTTTCAAATTACCTCTGGCAAATACAAACAAGGAAAATTCAACACTAAGTTGAATTGTGGATAGAACACTATCTACAATTTAATTTCAAATCAAAACTGGAAAATAAAATGAAAATAAATCACGAAAAAATATTATTGAAAATAAAGAAATTACTGGCATTGTCTGAAAGTAGCAATATAAATGAAGCCGCTTCAGCAACTTCAATGGCTTCAAAGATGATGACAAAATACAATATAGAACTTTCAGATACAATATTAAATGAAAGCAATGAAAATATTTCTGAGGAAACTATAAAACAAAAGTCCGTGCGTAATATACCAAAATGGAAACAATGGATTGCAATAGCAGCAGGAGAATTATACGAATGCAAAACAAGAATAATTCAAAATGAGTATGGTTTAAGTCTTTCAGTACTGGGCTTTAAACAAGATGTTCAAATGGCAATATGGACATATGAATATTTAGAAAATGAAATAAACCGCTTATGTGGAGAAGAGATTAAGGTTGATAAATTAACCGGCAGGCTAGCAACACAATTTAAACGTTCATTTAAAAGAGCAGCTTCTTCTGCAATTTATAGCAAGATAAAAAAAATGATTATAGAAAAAAATACTTCTTATGAAGCGAGTGGTTGTAAGGGGCTCGTTATTTCAAAAGAGAAGATGATTGCTGAAAAATTTGGTAAAATTGAATACAAAAAACAAAGGAATAGCCTAAAATATGAAGCTTACGCGCATTCAAGAGGACATGCAGCAGGTTCAAATATAAACATAAACGTTAAACTTAAATAAATATACTAGGAGAATAATATGATAACTATGAAAAATATTTATACACTGGAAGAAGTTACCTTTTCCTTATCTGACAGAATAGCAGTTCTTTACTTCTACAATAACATTCAATTTAGAATAACATCTGTTTCACTTTAACCTAAAAATAAAACTGGAGATAATAAAATGAACATGATTGAATTAAAAGAAACATTAAGAAAACAATGCCAAGTTAATCATGAAACGGTCATTGCAATAAAAACATTAAGACGCTTTAATAATGAGAACAATATTATAGAGGCAATGCAAGTTCCGCACATTAAAAGAAGGGGGAATTAAAATGGGTATTAAAATAGATTTTCAAAAAACATATAAAGAACGAGTAGATGACAGGGTTAATAGAAGAGTTCTAACTATTTCATATTCTTTTATATTCCTAATACTTACCATTCTTATAGTTGCCAACATTAATCCTGCAAAAAAAGACAGTGATGCAGTTGTGGCTGCAAAAGTTTTAAACATTGTTAGCCTAAACATAAGAAGCGGTTCAAGAGAGCCGCTAATTTACGACCTTGAATATATAGTGCCAGCACTTGCCAAGCACGATTTTACAACGGCAGATTATTATGCTGCAAATATATACTTTAAAAAGAATCCAAAATTAATTAGATATAAAAATGGACATTATTCAGCGAGGTTGATTAGATGAGAAATTTAAATTTTAAATTAAAATTAAAATTATATTGTTCAACCACTGGAATATATTTATCAGAACTGGTTCCGGAGGAAATAGCGTATGACATGCTACTTGAGCAAGAACTAAATCACCCTAGAATGGATTTTGAAGTGCATGACCATTATGGTAATCCAATTGATTATGAGAATTAGCCATGAAGACTATTATTAAAGATGGGAATATACAGACTGTTTTTTATAATGACGAGGACCCCAGTATAGGAGAAATTCAAAAGCTTGTTGGTGGTTATGCAGGACACATATATTGGAAAGATTCCGTGGTTGTATTTGACGAACGCGGTATAGAAAAAAATTATGAATATAATTTAAAAGCTTCTGCTATCGTTGGAATCGGTCTAGTTGGTAACGTTGGAATTATCGCATTTGATAAATTCCTACCAGATGGAGAAACATTGCAATGAAAAATAAGAGAAATTATAAGGCTCTAATAACAATTGGATGTTTTTTAGCAGGTACTCCAATGCCTCCAAAGCTTGCTAGGGAAATAGTTTATGTTAGCGCATTAATAATAATGGATGAAGAATTCATAAGGAAAGCTTCATGAGCGCAATACAAAAAGAAGCACTAGTGAAAATGTGTGGAGTATGGCTATGTATAACAGATGGAGATTCCACAAGGATTGTATTTTGGTCTCAAATTTTAGGGTGCAAGATCATGCAGCTTAAACTTGAAATAGAAAAAACAAAATATTTAGTAAACAATAAAACGGGAAGGAAACATAATGATGTTTTTCTTGAAACCCTATATGATGAAGTTAAACATTTGCCTATTGAAAATATAAAATCCCTGTTTAATAAAATGAGGAAAGAAAAGTAATACAAACAAAACTGGAGAAATAAATGAGCACAATTAAAAAAGAAATCAAAACAATGAATAGCATTATAGATGAAATGTCTGAACTATACTTTAGTTTAAAGAATGATAAAACAAGTATACGCAAGGCAGGAGAAATGGCTAACATGGCAGGTAAGGTTATAGGAGCTACAAAAATTAACATGATGGCAAAGATTTTATCTATAAAGGAAAAATCTGTTGATGGAAAAATTAAAATAGTTAATCCTAAGCAGGGAGATTAAAATGAATAAATTAATAGTATTAGCTTTACTAGCATACATAGCTATAGGTAATGTAAACGCACAGGAAGTCAAGATAACATTGGGAATGGGAACACCAATTTTTAATGCAGACATCTATAGTTCTAATGGAAAAATATGGAGCACGGGAGACGCTGTCGGTTCTTTAATCATAACCATTCCAACAAACTATGTTGACCTTTCCGTGTGGCATCATTCCCTAATACCAGATTTATACGACTTTGGTGTAACAGGTTTTTCAATATCAAAAACCTTTACTTTTAATTTATAGGAGAAAATAAAATGAAATTTTTATTATTCGCAATAGCATTAGTCTCATTATTATTTGGTCAGATTATTGTTGCATCTGTATTATTTAGCTCTGCGGCAATTATTGAAACTTTAAATAAAAGTGGAGGTTAGAATGTCACAAGCAATTCAAACAATAAATAATTGGACAGAAAAAGAACTAATTAGTTTTTCAAGAAATTACAAGGTTATGGAAGAGCAACATGGTGATTATATAATAGTTAAATTAATTGAATTGGCAGAAATGGGAGATTGCGAATTTAATGAAAATCTAGGAGGAGACCAACAAGCACAATAGTAACCAATGAAAGAACATGCTAAATAGAAATTTGCTTTAATACTTTTAAAACTGTAAAATAATCATACTAAAACTGGAGAACAAAATGAAAAGATTGACTTTGAAGTCCGCCAATAGTAAGGAGTGTATGAGATTTGGAGAAAAAATGGTAAGAGAAGGAGAGAGGATCATTAAAATGGCAGAAAGGGCTTTAAAGATGGAGCCATCTATTGGAGAAGAAATTGAAATCATAAATATAGAAAAAATAGAAAGAACAAGTAAGGCAAACTAAAACTAACTAAAAACTGGAGAATACAACATGAAATTTTTAATCAATAGCGAATTTGAAATCGTAATGAAAGGTGATGCAATCAATAGTGACAAACTTGACGATTCAGAATTTATTTATGAAACTGGAGGAAAAACAAAATTAACAATTAACCAACTAAATGAAATTGCCGAAGCCAATGGCGTAAAAATAAAAGGCAAGAAAGTTTCAGAACTTTCTAAATCACTTGATGAAAAACTAACTAAAATTAAAAACATTCCGGAGAAAAAGGAAATGACAGATTCAGAAAAAGTTATAAAAATTGTTGAAGCAGGATTTAAAGCGGAAAAAGAAGAAGACGATATTTTAATTGAAATTGTTAAATCAGGCATTGGTTTCAAGGATGCAATGAAACGAATGAAAGTCGCAATGATTGAACTTGGATTATCTGTATCCAGTAAAGACCGTTACGAAAAAGCAGCTTCAATTATGGATGATGAAGATTTTGAGCCAGAAAATTATGATGATGTTCTTGAAATGGTAGCTCAAATTTCTAAAGATATTAACAGTACAAGCGAAAGTCAAGCATTAAAAGAAATTCGTAAATATTGTAAAGCAAATACAATTGAACTTCCGAAGAAAGTTAAAATCAAATCTTCTCCTTTTGCAGTTCGCGCAATTGCTTGGATGATTTTAAATCACGATTCATCTGCTGAAGATTTTATTGAAGCTTTTGAAAATGATAAAGAAAAACTTGTAGCTCAATGGTCAGAAAAATTTGACGGAGCTAAAGTGGAAGTTGAAAAAATGGAAAAAGCTGCTGAATAAAGCAATTTAAGCCCATATAAGCCACTATTGCACAATATAGTAATAGTGGTTTATTTAATAAACCAATAGCCTAGAGGACGCTTCAGGCGGTGTTCTGGGGGGGCTTTTAGCAATATACGCTTAGTTATGCAATGTCATTAAAGGTGGCTTAAAACGGCTATTAAACAGTCTAAGCAACTATGCACATAAAAAGTAAGGTTATTATTTTACCCTTTTACCAAAACTGGAGAAAACACAATGGGTGATGTTAAAAAAAATCTATGCAAAAAAGAATTGCCGGAAAGAGAACTTCACAATTCAAGGATGTTTATCGACTTGGCAGAAAATATTCATATTCATTACAGAGAATATAGAAATATATTTTCATTGCAAGAATATTTTGAATATGCAGGAATTATCTCAAAATCTACAGATGATGTTAGAAGTTATTTGTGTCAAAATCCTTCTTATGAAGAGGGCAAATACCCCACCACCATAATGATAGCAGGTGGAAAAATGCGCCAGAGAAGTTTCCTTAAAACTTCACCAAAACCAAATCAAAGTTTTTACCATAACAACCATCTAACAATAGAACTACAAGAAGAATACGTTACAGATGAAATCCATATTCATTATCGTGACTTTAGAATTGCGATGAATAGAGAAAACTTCCGTGTGTTTGCTCAAGGTGTTTCAGAATCATTGCTAGAACTTAATATGTTTGAATCACAAAACGAATATAATAGAGAAAAGCACAATGATAGAATGATAAAAATAAATGAAATGAATAAAAATAATACATCCACCACGGAACTAATGGGTGTAACTCGTATAATGCTAACTGAAGTAAAATCAAATTGGTATGAAATACATGGAACAGATTTTATTTCAAAAGGTGAAATAGAATGGCTACCAAATCGCAAGGCGATTAATATTCTTAAAAAAGAATACGCAAAAAATAGAAGATTCGTTCCCATTATATTAAGCACAGAAAAAGATGGCAGTCACATAATTGTAGATGGACACCACAGAACTTACACCGCGTTATTGTTAGGCTTATATAGAATAGATGCAATTATAATTAACTTGCCATTTAAAGAAACAGGACTAATTAGAAATGCTGAAAGTTTATTGAAAAAGTTTGATAAGAAAACTAATTACAAATATGGAATGTCAGAATATTTACGCTCTTTCTTAGGATTTAAACTTAATAGATATTATGCAGGTTCATTCAATGGAAAAATGAAAAGCATGAATTTTATTAATAAAAATATAAGAAAAATTAAAAAGAAAATATTTGGCAAGCGTTCAATATTTAAAAATTTTAATGAAAGGAAAAACAAATGAAAAAGCAAAAGCCCTTTGCAGTAACAGAACTTGAAGATGGTGCAAAAACTTATTTCGATAGGAACAAAATATATGGAGAGTCTTACAAACAAAAAGGTAAGATAATGGAAATACTTTTTCCAGATGGAATTACTCTTAAAACGGCAGATGAATTTAATCGTTATTCTATGATGGGTGCAGTTATAGGAAAAATGATTCGTTATTCCGCACAGTTTAAAGAAGGTGGGCATTATGATTCCGCACATGATGCAATGGTATATGCCGCAATACTAAACGAGGTCGATAACGATGCCAAGGGATAAAATAATATTTGACACTGAAACAACCGGTCTATTAAAACCAAAGGCCAGTAGAGTTGAAAACCAACCTTACATAACTGAATTTTATGCAGCAAGGCTAGATAGAAAAAATAGGGTCATAGGTGAAGTTGATACTCTTATTTCCGTGCCTGTTGAGGTGACTCCACTAATAACAAAGCTAACAGGAATAGAAAACTACATGCTAGTTGGAAAACCTGAATTCATAGAAGTTTATCGTCACATTGTTGATTTGTTTAAAGGCTGTGAAACATTGATTGCACATAACCTAACTTTTGATACAGGAGTACTATGGGCTGAATTGCATCGTCATGATTTGGAATTCAAATTCCCTTGGTGTCCTAGTTGGTACTGCACAATAGAGCACAGCATGTACATTGAAGGGAAAAGGCTAAAGCTAAGTAAGTTACACAAATATGCTACTGGCGAAGAGTTTAAGGAAGGGGCTCACAGGGCAAAGCAGGATACGATGGCACTATTAAGATGTTATAATTGGTTAACTAAGGAGGAAGGTCAATGAGGTCAGTGAGGGAAGCAGCATGTTTCAATTCAAAATGTAAGTTCAATAGAATTAGTGTTCATGGTATTTCACATTTATTCTATTTCCGTAGAAATAGTATGCAAGAAAGACAAGTTAAAAGAAAGAGAATGTGTTTCTCACATGGTGGTGTAACTTTATTCGTAAATGTTTGTGAAGATTGCTCCGATTCCTACACAGTAGAAATGAGAAAGATTCTAAGTGTGATGAATGATTAACCTAGCGCTTCGCACGGAATATTCTTTCCAAAAAACTTACGGATTTATAGAAAAAGTTGTGGATACTCAAGAAAGTTTCGTTGGAGTGGCAGACATTAACAACACATTCGCACATTTTTACTTGAATGAACTTTGTAAGGAGCAAAAAAAGAAACCAATTTTTGGAGTGCGCTTAATGGTTGTAGAACAACCAGAAGAGAGGATTCCACCTCGCGGACAATTTGGCCCTGAGTATATTTTTATTGCAAAAAACTATGCTGGATTAAAAGAAATTCACCTGCTTGTTGAAAGATCACACGATTGTTTTTATTATAGGGCACACATCGGAATTGTAGATGTATGGAAGCTAAGTGAAAATGTAATTGTTATGGCACCTGACTTTACAATGGAAGAAAGAATAGACTACGTTGCCGTATGTAACGTTACTTCCAATCGTGCATTGAAATCTTCATTGCCAAGGGTTGCTATAAATAATAACTGGATGATTGAAGCTGACGACTGGGAGGTTTATGAATTATTTTCTGGTTCAAGAAAAGTTGATAGACAAACATTTCCACAACACATATTAAGCGAGAAAGAATGGTTGTTCCACTATGGAGATAAAGAGGCTGTTGAAAATACCTATAAAATAGCTTACGAATGTGAAGTTGAATTTCCACGTGCCGAGCAATTAAAGTACAAAGGAACTGAAAAAATAAGAACACTATGTCGTAAGGGGGCAAAGCTAAAAGGAATAAATCTAAAGGACCCTGTTTATAAAAAAAGAATGAAAATGGAGCTTGAGCTAATTAAAGAAAAAAACTTTATAGATTATTTTATGATTGTTCAAGAAATGATAGCAAAGGCTAAAAAAGAAATGCTCGTTGGTCCTTCCCGTGGGTCTAGTGCAGGTTCTTTAATTTGCTACCTACTAGGTATAACAGAAATTGACCCTATAAAATGGGACTTATTGTTTGAAAGATTTATTGATGTAAACAGAATGGACATGCCTGATATCGATATTGATTTCCCGGATAAGAAAAGAATGAGCGTAATAAAAGAACTTGTTAAAACAAATGGAAGAGAAAATGTTGCTAACATTGCAACCATAAGCACAATGAATCCTAATGGTTCAATTGGAGACTTTGCAAGGGAACTTGAATTACCAGAGCAAGAAATTGATTCGATTAAAAACTCAATCATTTCAACGACAGTCGGTGATACACGGCGCAGAAGTTTTAGAATGGAAGACACTTTTACCACAACTTCTGTTGGAAAACTATTCATAGAAAAATATCCTGAAATGTGGGAAGTAACTAGGATAGAAAAACATGCAAGGCATAGCGGCAAACATGCAGCAGGAATAATCGTTGCAGCAAGACCGATAAGAGAATTTGCTAGTGTTAATCCTCGGGAAAATTCAATGCAGCTTGAAGGAAAATCTGCTGAAAAAATGAACCTATTGAAAATAGATTGCTTAGGTCTATCTACACTCTCTGTTCTTGAAGAAGTTGCCGATGCAATTGGAATGAAATATTCAGACTATTACGAAATGGAATGCGATGATGACAATGTTTTTAAATTATTTAGAGAAATAAAGGTCAAGGGTATTTTTCAATTTGAAGGCCATGCACTAGCAGGTCTATGTAGAACAATTAAGGTAACAAACATAGAAGACATAATTGCGATAACAGCACTAGCACGTCCTGGTCCACTTCATGGTGGTGGTGCTGCTAAGTTTTCTAAAATACATTCCGGTCAAGAAGATATAGAATATATAATTAACCATCCAGATGTTATTTCTATAACGAAACCAACAATGGGTGTTATAGTATATCAAGAACAAATCATGCAGATACTAAGGGGAATCGGTGGTTTCGCATGGGAAAATGTTAATGGTGTTCGTAAATTAATTTCAAAGAAAAGTGGTAAAGAAAAGATAGATAAATTTAGAGAAGAGTTTATTTCGGGTGCCGATAAAAATGGAATTAAAAAAGAAGAAGCAGAAGACGCTTGGAGAAAGATTTTAGAATTTGCACAGTACGGATTTAATCGTAGTCATGCCGTGGCTTATGGCTTAGTAAGTTACTGGACGGCATGGTGCAAGGTGTATCATCCCTTACAATTTTTAGTTGCTAACTTAAATAATTCAAAGGGTCATCTTTCTTCCATGAGGATGATAAGGGAAATGAAAGAGTCACATAAGTTTGAATTTATATCTTATGATAAAGAAAAGTCTGGTGAAGACTGGGAGGTACATGGTAATAAAATCATAGGACCACTAACAAGCATAACCGGAATAGGTAAAGTAAACGCAAAAGTCATTATAAGAAAAAGAGAAACTGGTGAAAAAATGGCAGAAGGAATTACAAAGAAATTAGAAAAAGGAGAAACAAAATTTGATATTCTATATCCTTGCAAGCATTATTGGGGGGCAATGTTTAAAACACCAAAACGATATGGACTATACACCAAGCCCACAGTAATTAAAAAGGTAAACAAAAAAGGTGAATATTTAATTGTTGCACAGCTAATGAAAAAGAACGTGCGTGATTTAAATGAAATTCAAAATGTATTGAAGCGTGGTGGGGAAATATATGAAGATAATACTAAGCTGCTAAATATTACAGTTGAGGACGATACAGGGAGTTTAATGTGCAGGGTCAATCGCTATGAATACGATAAGTTAGGTGCTATAATAGCAGAGGAAGGAGAAGAAGAAACTGACTGGTATTTAATAAGAGGAAAAATAATCAGTGATGATATTATTTTCCTATTCATTTCAGAAATACATAAACTAGGAGACGGTAAAACAGATGGACAAACTATTACAGATATTTGACATGGCATATAAAATGTCATCACTAACAAGATATTCACAAACTCATTTAGTTAAGGAAGAGTCCGTACTTGAACATACAGGATTCGTTTGCCTGATGGCATACACAATTGGAAGTGAGCTAATAAATACAGACAACATAGACATAGGATTGTTGTTGAGGAAAGCAGTTACGCACGACATTGATGAAATAATAACTGGAGATATACCACGGCCAACAAAATATTATAGTAAGGACTTTAGAAATGCAGTTCAGAAAATTGAAGATGAAAACATGAATATGATTGCTGCAAATTTAAACTTGCCATGTATGTATCACGATTGGGAACGCTCTAAGGATGGTCCTGAAGGTTTTATAGTTGGATTGTGTGACTGCCTAGCCGTTATATATAAAGCATATTATGAAGCGGTAATGTTTGGAAACAAAACTATAATAGACCATGTAACATCAATGCGAGGAGACTTAGATTCAAATAGTTTTAAAGCAAGCCGTTTCAATTACGAGGGTGAAAAATATATTCGTAAAGTTATTAAAGACGCTCATAATATTTGCACAGAAATATTAGACTTGGAGAAAAAATAATGATACATAAGGCACTAGCATATTCAATATCAGAACATCAGGTTAAATACCTAGAAGCAATGAGCAAGGTGTTTAACATTAATACTATGTTGCTACCAGAAACAAGGTATCAATTAGTTGAAAGTAATGTTGAAATTTCAATTTCAAATGGATATTACTATTCAGGTCACAATAAATTTAATGTAATGAATAGAATAAGATTGTTCTCTAAGAATAAAAAGGTAGTTACATTTTCTCACTCTACATTTGGCTCTAATGAAAATATATATAATTGTGTTTCTTCTGACCGTGGGAAATATTTTGCTGTTCCTAGTGCATGGAAAAATATACTTAAGTACCCATGCTTAAGCCCAAATTCATTTGAATATGAAGGTCACTTTATGGCATTGTATCACTATGATAAATTTCCATTATCTCGTCAAAGTGAAACGATTTTGTACATGCCAATTTCAGGAATAAAAAACATTGAAGAAGTAAAGGAAACTCTTAAAAATTTAATGCACATGTCTATAATGATAAAGGTGCATCCCGTTATTGAAAGTGGTCACGCTTCCCATAAGTGGAACATGGATAGCATTGGAATTCCATTTCAAGAGTATCTAGACTTTGCAGATGAACATAGTAACATTATAATAATTCACGAAAGAAAAGAAGCAATGGTAGATGCAATCGATAGATGTAAGTATATAATCGGAACACCTCCAACCTCTACTTTAATTGAAGCGGCAATACGTGGTAAAATATACAACGAGGAAAAATTAATAATTGCTACATCGGGTGGTGCTAAAATTGAAAGTGACTTGATTAATTGTTTAGATAAATATGGAATAAATATTACATCATCACCACGGAGAGAAGACTTTGCTATATTGCCAGAGCACACAATTAAAGAATTTGTTATTGGCAAGTGGAATCAGGAAAGTGAAATTAATAATTTAATTAATAAAATAAAACTGGAGGAATAACATGAAATTAAAAATAGTAAAAATAAATAAAGAGGATGGAATGGGGGTTCCATTAAATGTCCGTGCTTGGAAATATTCTCGCAACAATGACGAAACTTCATTTAAAGATGTAATGGAACTAGACCTACCTGTAAATGAAATCCCAAGTATAGTTGTGGAAATTGAATCTACAATAATTGAAAGGGAAGTATTAACTTCTATGCGTGACCATTCAATGTGGGCCAGAACTTCTAGAGTTGATGATGCAATAAATTTTAAAATACCTCTTATACTTGAAAAACATATTAAATATAAAGAATATGCAGACCATGCTCACGGTAGAATGATTCAAGATAAGTCTAAGGGTGCAAGGCAAGACGAATATCGATTGCACATGCCACTGTTCGCATTAACAAGATATACAATGTCTATTAATCTTCGCTCACTTGTTATTATTCAAAAGTATTTTTCACATTTAAAGATTTCTGCACAAGACATAGGACTTAAAGAATTATATCACGATGCGGCAGGAGCATTTAAGTTTATGATTGAACAGTTTACATCAGACTCTTCATTTTTAATTGGAATTAAATATAAAGAGATATTGCCAAGAGTTGAAAAAATACAGAACGGAAGGATTTCAGACTTTATAACTTTCTCTGGCAGCATTCCATTTTCATTGAGAACACATTTAATCAGACATAGAATGATATTTATGAATGACAAATTAAAAGAAATAGCCACTCATTCTGAATTTCACACATTTAATTTAAAAACTGAAATGTCTGTTAGCATAACCTCTAATGTTGGATTTTGGACAGACATTGTAGCGAAGCGTAGCTGTTGGCTTGTTCATTATTCAATGTGGGAACAAATCATAAAAGTTATATTCAAATTCCTTCCGGAACCGGAACTAGGAGAGGAGATTTTACCTTGCAATGGAAATGGGAAATCATGTTGCTATGAAGAAGACGTTAAATCGCGTTTGCAAAATAAAGACCCAAATCCTCCATGTCCAATTTATTTAGCAGCAAATGAAATTCCTGTTAGCAAGGAAATGAAACAGCAAATTTCAAAGCAATTTGTATTAGACCATCGTCCAATTTTCTGGACAAAATCTATCGGAGAAATAAAATGAAAAAAGAAGATATAAAGGTTTACATTGCAGCACCATTCTTTAATGACGATGAAATTCGTGTGGTTGAAGCGATTGAATTTGCCTTAACTCAATATGAGATTAGTTATTTTTCACCAAGGTCTGAAGGTGTTATAAAAGAAATGACTGTCGTTGAAAAAATTAGTAAAATGAGAAACATTTATGATTCTAACATAGAGGGTATAGCAGGGTGCAATTTAATGATTGCAGTAATAGATGGAAGAGATGTTGGAACAATGTTTGAACTAGGAGTTCAGGCTTGTATGGCAAGAGACAGAGTTGACGAGAGATACGTAGTCACATTCTCAGATAAGAATTTCGGATTAAATGTAATGCTGAAATTTGCAAGTGATTGTCATATAAATGGATTTGAAGAGTTTCAAGACATGCTGCTCAATATTGGCAATGAAGGTTTATCTCGTGCTACACTTATGCAACATGGAACTGAACTAGAGGTAACAACATGAAATTATATAAATTAGATTCAGTTGGAAAGTTGAGGCTATGGGAAGTTATCCGTGTCAAAAATACTATCCATGTTCGTCATGGTCAGGTTGATGGAGCAATGCAGGAATCAGAAGATACAATTCGTATTGGCAAAGGTGGACGCACAGTTGACGAGCAAATTGAAATGATGATAAGCTCAATGATAAAGCGAAGAATTGAACGTGGATATTTTTACAACAAAAGCGATGTCGTGAAGAAACCTAAGAATAGCCTTGGTTTTCATAACCCGATGCTAGCTTCAAAAGTCAACTACGATAAAATTGAATATGAAAATTGTTATGTTCAACGGAAATATGATGGACATAGATGTCTAATAACTATGCACAATGGGGCCGCCATAGCGTACAGTAGAGGCGGTAAAAAAATAACAAGTATAGCGCACATACTTGATGAGATAGTGGCCGCTGACAGGCTTCAGGAAGGAGAAACACTGGATGGTGAACTGTATATACATGGAATGGCATTGCAAGACATAGGAAGTTTAGTGCGTACTCAGAAAAATCAATCGCCTGAACTTATTTATCATTGTTATGATTTTATTTCTAGCGAAAGTTTTATTAAAAGACTTGGAAAAATAAGAAAAATTTTTACAAGAATGAAATATTCTCGTTCTATTTCAACAGTGTATGCTAGTGATGAATCTACAATTGTCTCATGGTTTAAAACTTTTAGAAATGAAGGTTACGAAGGTGCAATTGTTAGATGGGGAGAAAATGGATACGAGGATGGAAAACGAACTAAATATTTAATGAAAGTTAAAGAAGTTATCCGAGCTGAATTCAAAGTGATAAATGTTCTGTCATCGGTTGACGGACTTGCTCGATTAATATGCAAATGCAAGGGTGGTGAATTTGCTGTTTATGCACATGGAACTCATGTAAGGAAAAGAGAAGTTTTAATAAATAAAGAAAAATATATAGGGAAATACATATCTGTGGAGTTTGCAAGCTATACAAATTCTAAAAAACCATCTCAGCCGATAGCAATTGAATGGAGGGAAAAGAGTGAGTTTTAAAAAATGGCGATCTTCTGAACTAGTATATACTGAGGGCGGTTATTGGTTGTATGTTTTAACTAATGGTGAGAACAAGGTGACTTGCCACTCGAGCAAAAGAAAGGAATTTGTAAAAGAGGATATTGAAAAAGCACTTTCAAGATTAAATGTTAAATTAGTTAACGTCTGTTAAAAAAGTGCCTCCAAGGACGGAGGCAAAAACCAACGGCACATATTAATAACTTATTACCAGATTAACATAAATATTCTTGCCCCTTGTTTCGTTACCACCTGTGAATCCTGATCTCCTTCCTGCTCCTATCGTCGGTTGATCGTTCCCTCCTCCTCCACCTGTTCCGCCACTTAATGGTAAGGTGTGATCATGAACTTCAAACTGGTCTTGTTGAACTGTTCCAACCTGATCTCCTACTGTTCCGTCTCCACGATTTGTTCTAGCACTTGAATCAGGATCAATACCTCTACCGTAATCAGTTGCTCTTAAGGAATATCCTCTGTAGTCTGGTAGGGCAAAAGTTCCAAAACCACCACCATACATTTGACCAAGGAATGAAAACAGCCGTGGATAGGTAATTTGTGAAACTAAAGAGCCATTGCAAGGAAGGCTTCCAACTGGAGAGCCATCCATCGGCCATATGGTTACGACCCCAACTGGGTTTTCAAGCTCTCTAACTGGTATCCAAAAACCTAGTCCAGCCGTAACTGGTTGACCTAAGTTTGAATTCTTAAGCGACTGCCAGTGCTGGTCTACGTTAAAAACTCTTGAGCCAATGCTATATATAATTAAGGGGTCATAGTTTGGTGCGCCACGTTCATCTAAATGTTGCAGATATACGTCAGCCCTATTCTGAATCCAATTTTCATTTTGATACGGAGGCTTTTCTGCAACCCATCCTAAATCTATTTTTGAATCACTAGGCTGAGCTTTAGCACCATTGTTGCACCATGCTCGTCTCATATCTGGTTTTGTAATAACTGTCATGCTAATTTCTCCACTATAATCAATGTGTCCAATACATCTACAGTGTCAACCGTAGAGCTTTCGTTATTTTTAAAACATCTTATATTGTAAGTTGTAGAGATCAATACATCTAGTACAATTATAAATCTTTTATATTCGTCTTGCTCTGCACTTGAAGGCAATCTAGTTACATAAATTTCTGTAAAAGTAGTTTGGTCAAATACTCCAAGATGCAACGAGAGAGGCGAAGCAGCATTTGAAAATTTAACATTTACATCTAATTTTATTTTACCAATTGGAAGAACTAGATTTCCATTTGTTGCATTTGCTATTCCAGATGCATTTGCCAGTCCAGTTATATTTACAGGAGTCTCATTTAGACCGTCTAGGGATAATTGAGCTCCTGCTCCCCATAGTGTGCCTATTGTATTAGATGAACCAGTAAACAAATTATCTTTGCGAATCTTTTTTGTTCCGCCTGCATCTTCAATACAAAAAAGGTCATTGTCATTTGCAGATACAGCAATAGGGAATGATGATGTCTTAGCCATAGAAAGTTTCTACCTCGAAAAAAGCGTCTGTGAAATCAACGGTATGTGCAGTGAAAGCATCCGTGGTGTATACTCTTAGAGATAAAGAGTCGTTTGCTGTTAAAGCCCTAACAACAGAAAAATTTACTGGTATAAATAGATAAGTTGAAAATGCAGGTTGCCGATAAGTTTGCATTTGCTCTCTTACTGAATTCACCCATAGTTCTAAAAATACTTCTGCATTATTAACACCCGCTATTCTTTTCATTAGAATTGAAGCGGAAACTTTATAGTTCGCAGTATTAGGAACAATAATTGTTCCGGCCGATTGGTCTACAGAAGCACCTCCAGTTTTGGAAGCATAGCCTGTTATTATAGTTGGAGCGGCAGGCGGAACATCAGAAACTTCCTCAGCAAGAACCACGGAAGATGCAGCACCTCCATGTAATTTTCCAACCGATGATGAAGACTGTACCGCTACATTCTGCACTTCAATTTGTCTTGAAGTTGGAGTAACATTTGGGTCATACAATGCAAGAACATCTGTATCATTTGAAACAGTTGTCGATTGAAGTTCGCTAATCTTTGGCATTAATATTTCTCCAATTGAAATGTAGTTTTGTCTACTTGAATATTAAATGTGCTGCCGATACTAACTGCTATAGAAACTACATCACCGGATGTTAAAGAAAAAGCTTCTGTAAATATTTCCATATATTTTTTAGGAACCGCATCTCCTTTACCATAATATCCATAGAGTCCAATTTGAGTGTCAGAACCATTTATTCTGAAAAATACCTTGCCATTGCGAGCAGAGTCTTGATGCAAAGCAGAAAATGTAACTCTATATAATCCTGTTGTTGCTATAGTAACTTCACCAGTTGAAATATTTCCAATGCCAGTCGTGAAATCAAACCCTGTCATTTTCTCTGCAACATTTAAAGTTGGAACACTTACACTAAGATTATCTGCATACATTGTGGAAATATTTTCTATTCCTGCAGAACTTAAATTTGACATTGCAATTCTTTTTGAAACAAAAATTGGGGATGCACTTTTATCTATAATAACTATTTCATCCGTGGGTGAAAAAGAAGTTATTTCTGTTAAACCATTAAAATCAGGCATTATTCAATCTCCCAGTCTGAACCATCTGCATTTGTTATAACATTGCCAGATGAATCTAATATCGCAGAAACATTTAATTCACCAGTCACTATCGTATCTGCTAGTGCAATAATTAAATCTGCATCGCTGACAACTGAAGTTGAGATTGAGACTATAGTGTCTGAATCAATTATAGATAGAGTAGCATCTTGCTCAACAGTTGAGTTTATAGAAACTACAGAATCTTCTAAGGCAAGAATTAAGTTGAACGTTCCTGGAGGGGCAACCTGTATGTCAACTATAGAATCTTCTAACACTAAGTCTAAACTTATATTTTCAATTACTTCTACATTAAGAGAAGTAGAAACATCCTCATGCGCTACTGAAATAAGCCCTTCAATTGTAAGTCCAGCGACCATAGAAGAAATAGTGTCTCCAAGCAATGTATTTAATTCAGTGTCTAGGTCAATGTCAATATCTTCATAAACATATTCTATTCGAACACCTACTGGCCTTGGTATTAAATCTAGTGAGGCTATGAAAGATTTTTCAGCCGGAGTTAAAATGTAATTAATCTTAACTTGAAAGCTGGCATTTCCTGTTTCAGCTATGTCTACATTTATAGTTATGTTAGGATACATTAACTCTAATATTTGCCTAGTAATTAGTAGCACATCATTAGAGGTTATATTAGAAATATTTTTTAATATCTTAGCGTTTATTAAAATTCTATATTCGCTGTCAATTAGTTTCCGTGTGGTTACTGCATTTTCATCGGCAGAACGATAACGACCTGCGACTACTTTTTCTGTTAAGCTGCCAAACCCTTTACCAGTCGGGTCTTGTAGAAAGCTAAAGTAATCTGTTTCAACAAAATCCGTAACCTCTCTTCCAACTCCAATAATACTTCCTATTATATCTAGATTTATATTCTGTGCATTGTTGAAATATCTTTCATCTATAACTCTTTTAATTTCAACATGGAGGAAATCATATTCGGTTGATAAAGAATTTAAAAGTGCAAGTATAACAGGACTATCTTTATATTGTCCTATTAATCTTTCACTAATTATTTCGGTAATATTGTGCATATTATCCTACTGTAAATGTTATTCTTGATTCATCCCATGATGAAACTTCTTTATAATTAATAGATATATCGGCACTACTCCAGTTCACATTGTCTATGCTTGTTTCCAAACTATTAATAGTGTGATTTGGATATGCTAAATTCAACGGAGTGTATAGTCTTGAATTTAAAACATTATCTCCAACACTAACGTCTGTACCTGAAACAAGTTCTCCAGAAACATATCTTAAAAGATAGTCTGTAAATACTATGCTAGCATCTGCAGGAACCTCTCCTAGAAAAGTAACACTAGCACGGAAATATACTGGAATTGAAGTTGGCCGTGTAAAGGAAACATCATGAGAGTTCCCAAATATATCTAAAATTTGAACAGTAGTCGTTCCAAATGCCTCTATTCCGGCCGGCTTCTTATCCCATATTGCGGCTCCAATTGAGCTATCAAGTCCACCGGAAACAACAGCTTCAAATGAATGTGGTGGCACACCATTGGCATCAACAACATCTGAAAAGTTTTCAACACCACCAGAATGAATCACACTTTCAATCCTAGAGATTTCAGATAAGATGGCATCTAAAGAACTACTACCTGCAATAAATAGAGAACGATTTCTACGTGCTCTTAATTCTATATCAGTTTCAATATTTCTACCTTGAACAACATCAACAGAATTGTTAACAGTGCCCCAACCATTTACAGGTGAACCGATAACCGTTAGTGTTCCGGCTGCTGCCACTATAGGTCCATCTTTACGGGCGTTGACAAGCACCTGAGCCGTCCCTGTGGGGAAGTCCGTGCCTATTGTAATGGCTGCACTAGTTAAAAATTCAGCTTGTGTAGAACTATGCCTTATTATAGAACCGGAAGGTATAACAGTTCCATCTGTTCCTGTTATATCAACATAGGTATTAGATTTCAATGCAGGCAATCTTGAAAGTCCATTTAGAAAAACTAGATTATCAAGTGCTTGACCAGTAACGAATAGAGGATTAAACGAACCATAAGCCTCATGTAATTCTTCCCATAGACCAGAAGTTATTTCAGAAAGTATTGCGATTATTTGCCCTTCAATTGAATCTGGTAAAAGAGTTGCGTCTGCGCCAAGAGCCTGACGTACAGATTCTTCCATGTCGGCTTTTATTTCTGGAAGCCTTTTTGTTGTGAAACCATTTGCATCTATGCCGTACATATTATACTCCGAATGGATTTGCTTCTAGCGTTAGGAAAGAACCATATATAGTTTGTGCTGAAAAAGAAACTTTTAATTTCCTTGTATTTCCTTGTTCAAAATCAATTTCAAATCTAGTTAGGTTCAATATTCCTTCTGTTTCTAATATAAATTGTTTTATAGTTGTCTCTAAATCTGTAAGGCTAAATATACGAGAGCCAAATACTTCATTATATGGAAATCCGTATGACTCATCTAAAAAATATTCACCGATGCTAATCGACAATCTTGTTTTAACATTCCTAGAAATTTCATCATCCCTGTCTACAGTTTCAAGCTGACCGTCAGTATATATGATATCGTTTCTCAATGTATCTAATTTGAATCCCTTGGCCATTATGCAGCAAATCCTCCGCCATCTGATTGTGGTGGTCCAGTTCCTGCACCTGAATGCAGATGTGTATTTAAAGTTACATCTGCAACACCAGTTCCAGGAATTGATTCGAATACTACTTGTCCGTGCAATTTAATCTTACCATTTATTAATTCTATTTTTGCGCCACCATTAATTTCTTCAAGGACAAGTCCTTCGGAGGCAGGAACATTATTTCTTTTACCTTTTGAAATTAAAGCAGGTATAAACACTGCATCAGAAATATTATGTTTTCTATACATTAATGGTCGTGTCACATCTCCCTTTTCAACGAACTGATTAATTTCTCTTTCAGAAAAAACTAGCATACCTTCATCACCTTTTTCTATAGGAAATGTTATCCTATACTTACCAACACTAGGGTAAATTATAGGTATGTCAGATAAAGTTGGCAATGTAATTTCCTCATTATCTTCAACTAAAACTCTTTTAATGGCAGGAGTAGCATTTACAGTTCCATTGCTGTTAAAGGTTTCAACAACACACGGAATTGAAGTATGTAGATTATGAAGACTAAACTCTAAAATCGTTTTAATCAATCCATCTAATGTGTATATATCTTCTGCGCTCAATTTAATCTAAGTCCTATTAATTCCGTATACCATGCATCACCGTGAGTATCTCCGGTATGAGCCATTGACAAAACTTTTTGCCTACCAAGTCCAAATGAAAATTTATTAGAATATTCTAATGCTTGCTGTGTTAAAGTTAGCCCTTTACTCTTAACATCAAATAAGTCACCGTTATTAATAGAAGGCTCCATAAGCATCTTAACACTTATTCCACCCTTTGTTAATAGCACGGGTGTCTCTATAAGGCCTGTGCCTGCACTAACTTCAAATAATTCTTTCTCATCATTTCCTTTTTCTGAATCATATAAAAATAAATCGCCGTTTATGATATACCAATTAAAATTATATGATTCAGAAAGCGTGTTCATTATATTATCAAAAGTGTCGTGTACTGTATATCCACCGCTAATATTATTTATTTTTATATTATTCTTTACAATTAAAATTCCTGCTGTGCTTGCAATATCACTTAGAACGTCATTCAATGCAATTGACCTTGTCCATCCAAAAGAAATCATTTTAGAATTATAATCTCTTCCATCATTGCAATATATTCTAGTTATAAAATCAACCCCTTCACGGTATTCATTTGTGTTATTTATTTTTCCAATAAACAGAACACCATTAAAATCTTTATATCCTGCTTCAAGTGTTATTACGGTTCCAATTTCTAAATAGTTATTTTCACTTTTTATTTTGCCAAGGTTGTATATGTCGAGTTCCATTGTATGGTGTGCATCGCCATGAAATCTTTGTATTCTAAATACCATTTTTAAATCAGTAATTGAAACTTCAGTTCCATCAAACCTAACTCTTATAAAACGATTAAATTTAGAACCTTTTTCCACTACCACTTTTCCCTTATTACGGCATTGCCATCATAATATGAATTGTTAAATTCGTCAAGTGTCATGTATGCTAAAATAACTTTTTCAGAAAAGTTTTCAATAGTTGCCTCAAGTAATGGTTCTGGCGTACTAACGGCAATGAGAACTTCTAAACCTATTCTTCCAGATTGGGATAAAAGGTCTTCGCCTGTATTTATAAGAATACCATTAGACTCCGTGCCTAATCTAGCATTAGAAATATCCATTGCCCATCTATCTTTAGTTTTAGAATAGTATATTCTTAATGCAATTTGCTCTCCACCTATTCTTAAATTATAAATTGAAGTAGCCTTATCTAATTTTATTATCTCGGCCATTTTATTTTCCCAATGAACTTGTTATAGACTGTTCAATTGCACCACTAGCTTGGGTAATAGGTGCTTCTCCTTTTACAACTATGGCTCCATAACCTGCCTTGTCTTTTTCATCAGATATATTTCTTGCATCAACTTCTGTAGATGCAGACTTTACAATTATAACTTGTTTAAACGTTGCTGAAAAATGAATTGACCTAGCTCTATCCTTGTCCTGCTTTACTGAGATAGATTCAAAAACTAAATCTTTATATAGCTGCAATGAAGATTGTATTTCAATTATTTCTTTTGCTTCTAATAATTTAACTAATTCTGTATATATTTGTTGTGACCGAGTTTGACCGCTTTCTTCTGACTTTCCAAATACGCCAGAAACAGAATCTATAATTCCTGTTATAGCTTCCGTGGCTAATGGAGTGTCTGTTATAACTCCTTCCATGCTATATTTTAATGGCACTCGGATAACATGGTCGGAAATAGTTGTCGCATCTTCAACCGGATGCTCTGTTATGCGAACACTTCTATCTGTAGTTTCCTCAATGACTCCATCAATAGCAATGCCACCAATTTTCCTTTTCTTTCTTATTAATAGGTTTTCAAATGCCATTTAATTCTTCTCAGGATTTTGATATTGTCTTACTAACTGGTTTATGCTCTTTGCTATTTCATTAGTCGTTAGACTTTTAACAAGTTCAGAGCTAGCAGTATTAATATTGTTATTAATAGTTATTGAAGCGTCTTTAATCACTCCTCCTATTTCTTGCAACTTGGCAGAAGAACCAAGGTCAAATAATTTTGATGGATTCTGCATAAAAAACTCTGCATCTTTTTGAATATTAAATGCTCTCTTGCCAACTTCTTTTTCAATGAAGTCGTATACCGTCGTTAACAGTGTTGTGAAACCCTTAGTAATTTGAGGGATAACTTCAAGCAAGTCTTCAAATGCGGGAATTAGCTTTTCAATAATGGGCTCTATATTTTTTAAAAATTCGTCGCCAAAAGTGTCTGCCATTCTAGAAAACATATTGTTTAACTTTTCTATATTCTTAGTGTCAAATTTTTCAGGTGTTAATTTTTTTAATAATTCACCTGTAAGACCTAATACAAAATTTTGAGCCTCAGCATCAAAGCCTCCTCTTACGAAAGTTCTGCGCTGCTCTCTTTTACCTTGAGCTTGTATTGCTTTGGATACTGCTAGTATTCTATCAGGTAAAGATTTATTTATTAAATCGCCTAAGTTTAATCTTAACTTTGCAAAGGTTTCAAGGTCTTGTTCTGATATTAATCCTGACTCTTTCTTTGCGCGTAAATCACTAAGCATGTCTAAAAGACGATTAGCTCCAGAGCTGGAACCAGTTAGCTCATTGGCCGCACGATTTATACCTTCAAGTTCTTCTCTTGTTGTGTTAAGCCCCTGACCTAGTCTTTTTTGTGTAAGGGCTTTGTTGGCAAACCTTGAATACATTAATCCTAAGGAAGTTGCTAATCCGATTGCGACAATAGCAAGTTTCTTCATGGACCCTAAAGTTGCTTTAACACCTTTATTGAACTTTTCCATTTTATCTTTGTCATATTCATAACCAAGTTTAACGAAAAATTTATCAAGTATCATTTGTTTTCCTAATTTCTACTATTAAGTCCAATGCTTCATGCATATCATAAAGGTCGCATATATTATAAGTTCCATTTTCTAGCTCTTTATATACGCATAGCTGCGGTTCGCTTAATATTGGCCTCCATATAAACAGGTCAATATTCGGTGTAATTTTATCTATATTACTTTTTACAGGTTCATCACCTACAGTTCCTCGATGAACCCTTCTATAAAATTTCCAAATTCACACTTTAGTATCCAGAATAAAACTTCATACATTTCACTCATGTGATTTGTAAAGTGGTTGTCCATGTTAACTCTCTCAGCCTCATCACCAATACCACGGAATGCAGGTATAAAAATTCTAACTATTAAGTCAGCAACATGGTCAGGTTCATTGTCTGTAAAAACTTTTTGCATTGCATTTCCAAACGCGGCCAATTGCTTATCAGAAGTTTTATCTTTACCCATAGCAGGAATAATTTCAGTTAACGCTCCACCAATAATTTTTGCTAAACGAAATTTTAATTTTAAAGACTTCGTTGCAGGTAACTGAGTGTAGGCATAATGATTGCCATTAATTTCCGTGGTGAATGTTTCGCAACTCATATTATAACTCCGAAGTTCCTGTATTGATTAAGTCTAATCTTTCAACTGTTATAATCCATTCGGTTTCATTTGCATTTTGACCGAATGTTTGCTTGGCTGGTTTTGTTATATATCCCTGAGTACCAGAAATTAACTCGCCACCTTGAGTATTTTTAATTTGAATAAACACTGGAACGAATGCACCGTTTTCTTGAGAGGTAATGAGTGCAGTTAGCAGGGCATTACTTTCAGAAGTTTGCATTAACTTAAATGTTATTGAACCAGAGCGGTCATTTGAAATAGACAATGTCATCTTTCCATCAACACCAATAATGTGCTGACCACTATCTTCAAATCGTTCACACATAATAGCATCGTCACCCTTCGGCCAACCAGTAATTTCCTGACCTTGAACTAGCATTATTACATTATTAAAACTATATGCTTTCATTATTTTCTCCTAGCGTTCAACTACGCCATCAATTTGAATAAAGTGAACCGCACCTGCTAACAATGCAGTAAATGCGATTGCAGGAGCAATACGATTTCCTTTGTCTACTGGATTCATGTCAGCAACTTTTTGCACAGAAGTTATATATCCATTACCTAAGAATACTCCGCCACTAGTAGTACCTGTTCCAATCATGCCGTTACTATTGGCAGCATCCAAAGCACGGATTAGTTGTTGTTCAATTGAAGAAGCACCGGCATCAGTTAATGGAATTTTTGTTGGACGCGTAATTAGATATCCAAATACATTAGATTCAATTTCTCCAGCTAGCCAATCAATACTATGTCGTTCATCAAAAAATAACTGAGAGCTCATAAAGCTTTCAGCTAACATTGATGTTCCTGCAATTGATGTTAAGGCATTTCCACGCTTATCATCAAGAGCACTTTTTTGAGAAGTAGTTAAATTTTCAGTTGTAATTCCTGCAAGTGGCTTGAACTTTAATGTTATAACACTATCAGGCGAATCAAAATTAACTGTAAACGCTTTTCCTAATATCGCAGCATCTGGATATTCCTCTGTAACAGAGGAGAAGATCACCGTGGTTCTTTGATAATTTGAATTGCTAAGCTTATAAATATTATTATCAATATTATTAAGAACAAGTGAATTAGGATTGTGAGAGGTTGTTGAGAATAATTTAACTCTTGCCTCAGCCCATGCAGCAACATCAAGTTGAACTTGTGTGTCAAAATGCAATGACTGAATCAAAACACCATACCAATCTGAACTTGCAAACTCCGCAGCTGATAATGAATCAATAACAGTTTCTGCAGAAACGCCTGCGAATACCTTCACACCACTGATAGAAACATCGGTAAACATGTGTGCTATGGAAATATCTGCACCTGAGGCAGCTTGTAAGGTTGCGGTAATGTTGCCACCTACTAAAGCATTTCCAATTTCAAAATGGTCTACATTCCAAATGCAAGTTGATGCACTCCAAGCAGCGTCGGCTGCCTGAATTCCTGTTTCGATAATTGCTGCTACTGCATCCATGTCGGCAGCAGCAGAAAAATCAAGAAGTAAAACATCAGCCGTAACACTATTCATTGTCATGGCAAAGCTTCCAGTGGTTATTCCTGTCCACTGGGCAACTAAAGATTGAGCAGTTACACCAGTAAGCGTACCCTGAAATCCTACATCATAGTTTGCGATTACAGCGAACAATGTTGGAGAAGGACTTTGACTGAAATACGAAGTTGCAGCTTTACTAACATCACTAGATGAACCCCATTCTAAATCTACTTCTGCCGCTGTAGAATAAAATTTAATTCTTTCATTTGGTTGTGAACCAGAAAGAAGATTTTCTTTTGTTACGAATGCGGCAGTTCCAAAGCCTTGTTTAGCCGGAACCGCAGGAGCTACTGAAACATTAACGGTAACGATACTCGATATAGGTAAAGTCATTTCTTAACCTCCTAAGGTTATTGTAGTTTGTTCTACTATTTTTTCTGAATTATCAATGTCACCATTAATATTTATTGTGTCAATTCCGGTTATTGTTTCAATAGCTGAAGTTAATTCAAATTGCACAAAAGCGTCAAATTGACTTCGCTCTTCATGGCTTGCATCAAATACTTCTGATAGCTCTCTAACATCAGAAATCCTTGTAAGTCCTACTCCAGATAAAATGAATCTATCTGTTACATGTTGGTCATACAAAGAGCCTGCAACTATGGCAGCATTGCCAATGGCATCACCACGGAAAAAATTAAATGAAATCATTGCCTCATATAACTTTACCGTTTTAAAATCTAAATCATCTCCATTAGTAGCTATTTTTCTATCTATCGTGCCGATTTTTATTAATGGACCAACATGAATAGAGGCAAACTCGCCAGATGGCCGAGGAGCATTTGGATGATGATTAATAACATCTGGTATAGTTATTAAACTATTAACCGTATCCCTCATTAAAGTTTGTAATTCATCAATTGTCATTTTTCAATTTCTCGAAATAATCCAGCCGTGTGACCATTGCCACTCCAATTGTCAAAATCAGTTAACCGATATGTAATTCCATCTTCAGTTATTTCGTCAGGCTTAATTTTTTTACTAGGCATTTGCAATTTAATGTTTGTATAAATTTGCCTGTACTTAGCAGGACTATCGCCTTCTGGTAATAATCTATATTGTGAAGATGGAACTGGCTGTACACTTGCATTTATTTTATTAGAAGTTGAGCCTCCATCAATCCATTCTCCATTGAGGTAAGAGCCTTCTTTAAATCTCTTTAGGATAACTTTTTTCATAAAAGCACTAGGAATTTTAACTTTAATCACTTACTACAACTCCCTCAATTCCTTGCTTCAATGCACCAGTGTCATTTAATGGATTACTACTACCATCTTTCCGTGGTTTATCAAGCGCAGTGAAATTAGAAGTTCCACCTGCAATATATTCTTGAACTAAACCTTTACCAAATAATGCAAACTGCTCCATCAATACACTTGCCTTTTCACCATTTAAAGATTTCTTTGCAAGTATTTCAAAGTTTTTCTTAATTTCTTTAACACCATTTTGAACAGCACCTCTTAAGAAGCTACGCTCTGGCATTTCATTTAAACCAAATTCATGTATCGCCCCTAATTCTGAAAGTGGTAGTCCAGATGGATTGTGTATCCTGTCACTTGGCAATCCAATCTCAACGGCTAGGCCACCTAGTTTAGCATATTGAGCGACAGCCTTTTCAAGTTTTTTCTCAAAATCTTTTAGCTCTTTACTCATTATGGAGCAACCATTATCGCACCACCACGACAATATTTTTGTAGAACCAAGAATTTTCTACCATACTGAGTACTATTATAATAATCTTTTAGTGAGCCACCCTTTTGAGCAGCCTCACTCATTTGATAGGTTACAGAAACTGAACCTACCGAAGCATTCGTTATTGGACCTGCTGAATCATCCATCCCTTCTGGATTCGCTCCAGACTTTGCGACACAATGCGCGGACATTGCCAATGCCATCCACTGAGCAAGATTAACACATGGCTGAGTTCCCAATATTGCAATGCTTTCATCTATACATGCTTGTATTGCGGCTTCGTTTTCGTCGCCACAAGAAACAAGTTCTGGATAAATAGCCTTGAATGTTGGAAAATCTATTGCCATGTGCTAATACCTTTTCTGCTAATTAACTAACTACTGTATTACTTACTCAGTAGGTTCGCCATCTTCTTTATCGTCTTTAATTTCTTGGGTTGCATCGCCTTTCTTAGCCTTTGCACCAATAACTAAAGATTCATCATCACACCATTTAGAAAACGAACGATTCTTTTTAAGAATATCTAAATCGCTCTTTTCAACAACCTGCATAATTCCAGGAATAAAGTTCACTACATGGCCGCGACACGTTACGCTCAACATTGCTTGCGTTTTATTTAATACCATAGTCATTATATTTCTCCTTATACACCTGAAATTTTAAGTAAAGATAATGGGTAGTAGACATTCACGCCTGCTGTTTTACCCCATGCAGGAACGATTAATTCTAGACCACGTTCTTGAGGAGGAAGGAACTCTAATTCTTTTGGAATTTCAAGTTCAAGTTTATCAGCATTGTTTGCGTAAAGTAAACCGCTACCAGTTAGTTCATTAACCTTTTGAATAGTGTTAATTCCTTCAACATTCTTAAGGATGAACTGCTTAATAGTAGTGTCACTATTTGATGCCCGTGGTGTTCCATTGATGTGATTGTATTCAGCAATTGGAAGAAGTAATGTATCTGGAACTTCTTTCATTTTTGTTGAAACAGCCATTTGACCAACTAAAGCATTACAGTCAGCAATGATTTCATCAGGAGTTGCGTTTAACCAACCTGTACCAGTAGTTGAAGCAAAAGTTGGAACATTAGGATGTGTTAAGATTCCTAGTAAACCATCTTTAGCTGAACCATTCCAAGCGATATCATCGACAACTTCTTCCCATGCTCGTTGAACAGCGTTTGCACGACGTTGGTCTAAAGATTGACCAGTTAACTGAGCTTGAAGAATTTCGTTACGGTTGTAACCAAAACTAGAACCAATTGAACGAACAGGAATAGTTGTTTCATGACCGTATACATCGGCACGAGGAAGGTCATCAGCATAGTGACTGATAATTTTCGCTGAACCAACCATATCATAAGTAGTGTATGTGATAGTATCCACTGCGGGACCTGCTTCACCTGTTACTGGAAAAAGTTGACGCGCTACTAAATCAGCGTGAACAACATCGTATGACTTAGCTTTCACATGTTCTAATTGACGAGCAAAGTAAACTTGTGAGGAGCTATCTAAAATTGTAATATTTTGCATTTAAGTTACTCCTTATTTAGCACTTACGCGAATTAAACCAACGAAAATTGAAGCTGCCTGACCTTCTAACGAAATATCAATAGCAGGTTTTTCAATGTAGGCTACAAGACCAGTTAATGCGGTTCCTGCTCCTGCTGCAACGACCTGTCCAGAGGCATTGATCGTAACCGCCGCATCAAGTGTTCCATTGATTGCATCAAACTCCGCCCAAATATAACCTTCACGAAGAACTGCAACAGTCTCTTCATCTTTATATTTACCAGCAACGATAGCTGCCTGTTGATAGTCATTTTCACTTGCGTGTCGAATTGAAACTCCAATCGCAGATGCACCACCTAATAGACATTGACCTTGAGGATCAGTCCCACGGGAAACAAAACGACCGTGCTGAACTTCACCTTCCGCTGCAAATGAATCTATGTTAGTGTTACCAATATCATAGATTAAACCTGCCAAACGAGTAGGAATGTTTTTTCCGTAATTTAATTGAGCAACCATTATTTGCCACCTCCGTTGTTACGAGCGATTTTTGCACTACGAGCTTTAGCAACCATGTCGCCTCCACCATCATTAATTTCACTACTCATGTGGTCCATCAAACCTTTTTCAAGTTTGCTTGCACCCTTTAAGTCTTGATCTTCAACAAGAATTTGGAATCGTGTATCAATATACATTTCATCTTTATCTGTTAAGTCAATTTCAGGAATAGCGTCAGTTAAAACGTCGCGTTTGATTTCAGTTAAAGATTTACCGGAAGGGTCATAATCTTTTAAGAATTTAGAAGCAGAAATTAAAGTACCAAGACGAGAGTTCACTGCATCTTGAATCTTTTT